CTTCTGGTAGCGGCACATCATCATCCCGAAGAAATTCGGTATTAGATAGTACGGCATCTAGGAGTTCTTGTTCGTTTGGACCAGCAGAACTGGGAACATCATCCGTTTTGGGTAGAGATTCATTTTGTTCTGACATGTTTTATTATCCTTCTTTTTTAGCCGAAGGTTTAGTAACCTTTGGTATGGATGTTTCTTTCTTGGTTTTGTATCGATCTAATAGACCGTACATCGCCTCTAGTTGATTGCAATTCAGTTTAGCCTTACCTGGAGATCGCATAGAGTCGTACTCCAACAGGTTGATCATATTTTTCAGATTTTCTACTAACTGTTCGTAATCGATATTATTCATTGCGCGTTGTCCTCAATGTATGGTACGTTTTTTCCGTATGTCTCAAAGTTAATTAGCTTTTGTTTAACATCCCCCAGCGAAAGAGCTGAGTTGTAGATAAACTCCCGTGTCTTAACTTCATGTGGATCTGTGCCTAACCAGGCAGTAAAGTACTCCACTAGCAATTCCCCGTAAGCTTCGTTAAAGAAACTCTCTCGTTGTTGAGAGGAAAACTGCGCACGTACAAGTGCTTCCTTTGCTATCAAATCCGGATGTATACCCTTCAGCACCTTCTCGGCTGTGGCTTTATATTTATCCATTTTGTTTCCTTGTTGGTTGTAATTACTTAGACCTGTACTTAGAGGTCTTAGCGGCTATCTTTTTAGGTTGAGCAACATACTGCTTACCTTGTTTAGCACCCTTACGTTTAGCCGCACTAGTCGCAGAGTATTCCTTAGAGGTCAGGGACTCTCTAGCTTTCTTTGGGAGATATCGTTCACCTGTGGCTCCCTTTCCTTGAGTGGAGTTCTTACCACTCTTGGTTCCCCACTTTTCTCCAGTCCACTTTTCTAAGCTTGTTTGAGATTTTTTCTTAGGCACGATAACCACCTCCAGCTTTCTTGTACTGACTAGCCAACAACTGTGCCTTACGTGCAGACCATTGACCCGCACTACCACCTTTAGATCCAGCCTTGATCTTATTGAATAGGTTCTTTCGCATGGTTGGCTTAGTGTAGTTACCTGCTTCATTAACAGTAGATTTTTTCTTTACCATTTTTCTTTATCCGCCCAATATGCAGCAGACATCTTGCCCTTTGCAATGTTTCTACCATGACGAGCTTTAAAGCTTGCACGTTTGGCTTTCATTTTATCAGACTCACCTGACTTAGGTGAACCTGCGGTAGATGCACCTTGTTCTCCAAACCTTATAGTCTTGATGTTATCACCCTCTTTGGCAACAACAACATGTGATTTAGAAGGGTGTGATGGGGTACGTTTAGGTTTATTATAACCAGACACTCCAGCATTGGCTAATCTCGAATCTTTTTTCTTTGGCATTTTATTTCACCTCTTCTGCAAGTATTGCCGCACCCCACAGTAAACCAGATGTTCCTAATCCAAACACTACAATACAAAGCAATACAGTTATTGCGTAAAATATTTTATCTCTTTTCTCGGCCTCTTTTTCAAGAGCATCCTTACGTCTTTTTCGAGATTGTGCCTGTTCATGCACAACACTTTCCCACATTCCAGGGGGTCCATATAATCTACAAACGGATCTTAGCTCATCTGTAACTTCTTTATGTTTCATTTTAGCTTGAGCAATGGCAAAGCCTTCTTCTTCAGTTGATGACAAACGACCCAACGGGCCTTTATGTCTACCTTTCTCAGCTATCGATATTTCGGCCTCAAGGTTGGCAAGTTTACCAAATGCAGGCATGACACTATTGACATCCTTACCTGCCTTGATGGCATTGCTGATACCCCCAGCAATACTACTTACCGCACTAGCTAGGGCTAATACCTCAATCATTTGCCATTTTCTCTACTGAATTACGAATAGATTTAATATTTTCATCTATCCTAGCAGAGATTAAAGCTTGGTTTTGAACAAGAGTTTCTAAATTCTTTATTCTAAGTTCATGCCTTACAATATCTCTAGTGTTGTTTTGTACGTTATTATCTAAAGATGACACATACCACACTAGTGCAATTGTTTGTAATATTACACCAATAAGAAAAGACATTTGAGTTGTCCTATTAGTCATCCACTCCCTATCATTACCGCCCATTATTTAGTAAACCCCGCCCCAAAGTATAGACCAACAATTGCTGAGACTATATGTGTATCTAACGGAGTAATCACAAATCCTGTAGCTGACTGCCACTGCACTGTTCCATCACCACCAAATAACCAATTAAATAAACCACCGTGAACTTCGGTGTATCCTACTATAACACTAACATCAGGGTACCAGACTGCTACAAGCTTTGGTAACACAATGATAGCAAAGACAGCAGACAGTGCAATTATCCTTCGAGTCCATGCGAAGTGGGAATCAGTCTTCCCATGCTCTCTTGCTTCTTGTTGTCCAGCTATAAGCAGCTTTTGTTGTTCTGCTTTGTTTTTATTATTCTGACCCCAAATTGACATAACACCGCCAAGGACGGTGGAGAAAAGCATTGTTATAAGCTCTAAGGGTATTCCAAACATTCCTCCACCTCCTGTAGTTTAGACTTCCCCTGCAAGCATTGATCGTGCAAGGTTTGTTATTTGGTTAAAGTCAGGACGCTGTGGGGGTTCAATACCCTCTTTACGTGCCTTAATATCAATCTCTGCCCACTGTTGAAAATGCTTATCTATAGATATAGCCAACTGTTTGGTGTTATCATCTACAGTGTTTTTAGACTGTGCGTTGGTAAATGTCACATTAGCTTCTGCTAGTGAGGCATCTGCTTCCAGCTTACGTTGTGCAAGAGCACCATCCTTCTGTGATTTTTCAGATTGCTGTTGAACAGTTTCAACGGCTTTCTGTTTAAACTCATCAGTCATATAGTCTTCAAGATAATCATGACTATCAATACCCATAGACTCTATGAGTTTTGTAGCTAAAACAGCAGGGGCTTCGGGTCGGATTACAACACCTTGACCTTGACTGTTAAGAGCTGGAAGAACTTGACTGCCGACCATCTCTAGTTTCTTAATCATGTTTGCATTTGAGTTTTCACCAATATCCAAGAACACTTCCACATCCATACGTGATGGTAGGTTCATTATGTTTATATCAGAAAACACACCTTGGTAACTAAACTTGGAGTGGGTCTTTAAAGATTTACGCATTGTCTTATACACACCTGTACACAGACGCTTCATACCTGTCTCTGCAAACCTACGAGCAATGTGCTGAATACGTTTTTGAGATGCAGACTGAACTGCAGCCACCTTTGATTCACTATTACCAGACACATACAAAGAATCATTAAGACCCTGTGCAGCTTTAGACATACCTGTTGCCTGCTCTTTGATTGTCTGTAAGTGTGAAAGCAGTGGCACTGTACCTGAGCTGATTGCCTCTGGAGGCATTGAAGCCACAGCACCATTAGGGTTACCGTTAGTTGGGATGATTTGTTTTGGCCTCATGTTTTGGAGAGCAGAAAAATCAACAACGTTTGGATCGGCAAGCTTAGGTGAATAGTTTGTAAGGTATGTGTTTTCAACAAACCCACGAAGGATTGCTGTAGACGCCAGTGTAGATGAACGTGTGAAGTCAGCAATAGACAAACCATAAAACTCATATGGGATATCAATAGGTGAAAGACAAGCAATTGGAATCATGTCTATGTCTTGTTCGTATAAGATTGTTTCACCTGCAATAATGATGTGCTTAAGTTCAGCAACTCCATCACCATCACGATCAACATTAATCCAACACTCTGTGATAGTTACTTCCCGATTAGCTTCAAGTGCGGTAATGTCGTCAGTCATCTTACCCTGTAGGTAGCTTTGACCTGTGACTAGTTTACGTGCTGCAATATCTTCAGCATAACTACCACCACCATCCCAATAAGTATCATCACCAAGATTATCCCATTCATCCTCACCAATGCCATCTGCAATTTCAGGCCACATCTTACGGATCTCTGAACGAGTCAGTATTGTTTGGATACCTACGAAACTAGCATCATCAATTGATTTAGAATCACGAGAGATCCTAAAAGATTCTGGTGGGATGTTTTCAATCTTAACACGAGAGTTATCATTCTTACGACGAATACGAACATCAACATAAACCAACTCAGCATCCTGCTGTCCGGTCTCCATGTTCAACTCACCTAATTCATTTTCATAATTCAGGTCACCAATGATCTCAACTCCTTCTTCAGCAAGGAGGTTATCCAACTGGCCTTGAGAGATCTTCTCGTATTCTTCAAACTCGTAGTCGTAACCTTCTACATAGTCCCACCGAATGATACCATTCTTCCACAATAAGGCACTTTTTATCCAAGTTTGAATAAGTTCCCACCCATTGTTCTGCTTAAATATAGCATAATTTGTAATCATAGACGCATCTTTAGCACTCTTAAAAGAGCCTGGAGAGTTATCATATGGTACGAATCTAGCTAATCTTCCGTTGTTTAGGAACAGATCAGACAAGATTGCAGTGTATGCTTCTACAGTTTCTGTAGTAGATGTGTCAACAATACTAGATACACCCTGTGGTGCTAAGTGATCTGCAGCAATACCTGCAAATTCATATGTAGAACGTTGACGTTCCCGTGTCATGTCAGAGGAGTTTAACCATTCCCCTGTAGAGTGCTGGATACCAGTCTCAATCAAATTGATTAGGCTATCGTTAGACACTTTCTCTTTATACTTATTACCAGCCATTATAATGAACCCCTTCCTGTAAGGATCTTCTTGGTGTTAGCTAACTCTGCGTAGTCGTAGTCTTTACTACCAGCCTTAATAACAACTTTATTCTTTTTAGGTTTAGGTTCTTTCTTTGGTTCTATCTGTGTTTCATTAAATCGCATAGTTCCCTCCGTGGGTCTAACTAACAAACTTGGGACTATGCCCTATTACTTTAATATAGACCCCCTCCTTATATAGGAAGGGGCCGTTATTTGACGCCTGCCCAGTGTTCAGCTGTAGTCGGTTGATACCCAAACTACACGGTAGCGAAATCCCATCTGCAAAACAACGTAAAGACCTGAGGCTATGTAACCTCTGGCGTAACACTTTGCGTTAGTGTCAGACGATTACTTGTCGCATTCACATTTATTGCAAGGGCAATCACGATTCAACACTGCGCATTTTATGCGTTTAAAATATTTCTTCATGCTGCTTTCTTCTTTGCAGCGGGTGATAAATTCTTTTTGTGGAATAGATTTTTACTACTCGCTGTGTGCTTAGCACCAGACATCATCTTACCCTTAGCGTCCTTATGGGTTGGACCTTTGCACTCTGTACCATCTTTATAGTAGTGCTTTACTCCTGCAGCCATTTTAATCTCCTTGTCTTTTACCTTTTAAATAATTAGGTGTATGGTTATCAGTGTACTTATTAGCCATACCCTCAAGCCAGTCTATAACTTTTTTCATATTATCTCCTAGCTAAAAGGAATTGCAATTTAAGTTGCATCTCTACTAACTGCAACTCGATATCCCTAACTCGTTTAATATTTTCTTGAACAGATGATGGTGGTGTCCAGCCATCAATCCAACTATCATTCTCTTCTATTTCAATAAGCATTGTTTCTTGTTCATGCTCAATAAAAGATAATCGTTCTGTGATTCCGAAGTATGCCCAAACAGACACAGCCGTGAATGCCACTAGGGCTAATAGGTTCTTCAAGGGGACAGTAAACTCAGAACTGTCGCTTATCTTGCTAGCCATTTTATTACATCTCCTAGTTAATAAGTTGGTGGTTTACCTGCCGCGACCACCAGCGCGTTATGAGGACAATGCAGGAATCTTTATTCTCTATAAGGAACTTAGAGAATCCTAAGCATAACCGTAATATACTTCAAGGCATTCATCTTCGTGGTTAATATATACCATATCATGTGGTATCCTACCCTGTATCCAATACTCTAGTACCTCATCGTAGAATTTCTCTTCTAAATCCATTGAGTGTTGTCCTCTTCCCAATCCGAGATCCTTTCCTTCCATGAAACATTCCTTGTGTTTAAACGATCCCAATGTGTACGTAACACCTCAGCACATATAGCAAGAGCGATAACTGTATCATCACAGCAGCTAGGTGCTGCCTCAGTCTTACCACTAGCTGTGGAAATGTAATCCTTTAGTTCCCTGATGACAATAGGTGAAGGTATCATAATATCTTCATTATCAATTAGGTTCTTTAGGTTCCCAATGATTACAGGTTTAGATGCAGAGGTTGTTCTGAACCCTAGCCTTAGACCCTCTTCATTAGACACATTAGCCATCTTTGTTTGTTTGTATAGGTTAAGATATCCCATTTGATCTAGCTTCTGTAGGGTAGCAATACCCATAGAGTTAGACTCAACTGCTAGGAAAGCATTGTTATAGTATCTACCTAAGTAGAATAACAACTCACCCCACATGCTTGGGTCAATACGATTGTTACGATATACAGCTACAATTTCATATTTATTATTCATAACAATAGCAGCACTGTAATCTTGACCCACCCCTAAGGAAACATCAGCCCCAATAACATAGGGCTCCTCCCACTTAGGGTAATCGTAGATAGACAAATTACCTTCTCTGTTATCATCAAACATCTTACTAGATGGATCCCAATCACTACGCTTCTGCTCTGGTCTAGGTATAAGTGAATTAAGTTTCTCAATATCAAAGACATTAGCACCAGAGACAATGAAAGCCTCATCAGCCGTAGCGGGGTACTCCTGTTGAAACTTTAACTTACCGCCTTCTGCTATTTTTAACCTACGCCAATAGAGCTGATCACTGTCTAACCCATAGTTTTCTACGAGAGTATCTTCTTCAATCGTTAACTCCATACCCTCAGGTGCTGTACGCCTATACTCAGGGGTTATAAACCAAGGTAGGAAGATTGGTAGGTACTCATTCTCCCCTGCAACAGCACCCTTCCAGAGCCTGTAGAACTCCCCTTGAGCACCATTAGCTGTAGACTCCAGGATAACTTCAGTACCTGGTGCCTGGGAGATCCCCTGGAACAAACCAGCCAAGATCTTCTCATCATGAGTCCAAAAGGCTACTTCTGATAGGTGAGCAATCGTTGGTGTAGTCCCACGACCAGCTTCCGGAGAACCCGCTGTGTACAAACGATAAGAGCCAATAGCATCTTTATCATTGTAAGCAGGAGATTGTATTTTAATCTCTTTAGCATTGGATGTAATCTCCTTTGGTACTAAGTCTCCCTGCATATTCCTAATCAAGTTCTTAGACATACTGAATAATGCATCAGATGTAGCAGAATCATGAGCCATAACTACTGATCTGGAGTGTGGGGAGAAGTATGACTTCCAGAATACCCTACCAGCACAGTAGGTACTGATACCTTGTTGCCTAGCTTTAAGGATAATAGCCCTAACCATACCAGTATTCTCTTGTTGTTCTGTGAGAGCATCTGTTATACGCCTCTGACACTCATTAAAGTCGAAAGGTATGAACCCTTTGGACGTATCTTTAGTAATAATCTGTATTTGTTCTTGTGCAAAAGAAGTAAAGTTACCCTCATACTCCTTAAGTTTGATCCTCTTCTCCTTTTCTCTAAGAAGAGTCATAACTTCTTTGTTATTCATTGATGTATCCTCTGTATCACATTGTCCCTATAAGGAACTTAGAGTTATATCTGTATTATTTTTAGGATTCTGTGTATATCTGTACAGGTTTGGGGTACCCCTAGGATGTTAGGGTACATTGAGAGGCTGAGAGAGAGCCTGTAAGTATTGTTTTTATATATAGTACCCTTATATATCTCACGGTACCCCCTCAATCCCTTAGAGGCTCTCTCAGGTAGGTGTCTATCTCTTAGGTACTGTGAGATACTCTGAGATCCTATAGGCTCTGTGAGGCTCTCTGAGAGTCTCCTATGGCATAGGCTCTAGCGGGACTATGGGATTGTGTTGGATTCTATGAGAGACTGTGGGAGGATGGTGTACCATTCTCTAAGTTCCTTATAGGGAGAAGCTATCCAGTCCCTCCCTTAGGTTACTATATATATACCTATACTATAAGATCTCTCAGTACTCTCTCAGCTCTCTCAGTATCTCTCAGCATACTCTCAGGTAAGACCAAGCTATGTGTATCTCTTAGGTTCTTATAGATCTATCGGTACTCTATCTGATTGGTTCGGATAGTATGTGATCTTCCCGCAGGGGAAAGATCTAAGAAGAAGTATAGGGGTTGTCCCTGTGCTGAATATATCTTGAAAGGATATACCATGCAATTTCCAACTTCAGACAAGATCATCCTTCGTGCTGCTAAACGCCTTGCAATATTCGAGGCACAGGACGATGGTATTGCAGATCCTTGGATGCAGCCAGAAAACCAGGAGATGATAAGAGCATTCGATGCTTTCTTACTCTCCTGCTCAGAGTGTGAGCTTAAGCGTATAGTTGCTCTCTCAAATGTATGCTTAGATTACGCATATATGATTCTGGAAACATTGTTCTCCAATGAGAGGAAATACGATCAGTTCCCATTCAATTCTGCTAGTGACCTTGGTAATGATCCAAGACAACTGTCGCTCTCCATCTAAGTCTTTTTGTTTCAGCAATCGTAATGGTTGCTGTTTCATAAACACTTATCTCAACCTATATCTTGAAAGGATATACCATGACTACTAAATTAGAAAAAGCTTTCATTGTACAGACACAAACAATGGTCAACGAATGCCATGATACTGAATCAGCTCACAACTGGAAGTGTCGGGGTGGTAACACATATATAGTAGAGGATGTGACATCACAATCTCAAGCTATGGCATTCGTAATGTCTGCATTCTCCTGCAACACCTCTTCAGATAAAGAGTTTCCAGTACCTACTCCAAGACTTGGAAATACATACGCAGACTGGCAGAAAGAATTACTCGAAGATATTGAAATGATGACCCAAGACGGGGAAAGTAAACAAAAGATTTACAACCTAATGTTTACTGTGTATGTAGTATCTCCTAAGACTGGGAGGGAAAAGGTGCAGATCAAAGACTTCTTAGAACTTGACATCTAAGTCTTTTTGTTTCAGCAATCGTAATGGTTGCTGTTTCATAAACACTTAACCAACTCTTGAAAGGAGTTTACTATGATACACTACACAAAAAGATCACCCATCACTGGGGAAAACAACACAATGGAATTCGACATGACTCAAAAAGTATTTGATGATTGTTATGTTGCATGGTCAAAAGATACTCCAATACAAGATGCCTTCCCAATGCTTGATGCAGATCAACGTGAGTTCATAAAACTTGGTCTTACACCTGAAGAATGCTTAATGGTATTCGCTGATGATCGTGAAGTAGAGGGGTTTAGTTACTAATGCCTAAACTCTCTATGCTTCTCTGTGCTGCTGTCCTAACATGGGTAGCAGTCAAAGTATTCTACATCGATGCCAATGGTATGGGTGTGTTCGTAAAAGACTTCGGTGGATATCATGTAGAGTTCATCGAAGTATCGCCTATCTAGAAAGGATAGTCAAATGAAACTCAACTTCAAAGTAAACATCTTCAAGTCCTTCTCTTTCAAGGATGATGTAGATTGTGAATTGTCGTACCACATAGAATCAAACAGAATACCAGACATCATCTCAGGTTGGGAAGATGCTGGTTATGTGGTACGTATAGAAACACCAATGTATTATGAAGGGGGCAGCCTATGCGCAGTCACATGAATAACATAAAGGTAACACACCTTTCAAGAGAAATCTCAATAGCTCAACATAAAGAGTTTGAAGGTGGTGTTAGTGAAACAACTACAACACAAGAGGTTGCCATCATGCCGAATGGTGGTCAAGATACAACAGGAGATTGGGTTATCATCAAGTACAGTAACAATCTAACCAGTCTAATAAAAGCCCTAGAAAACATACGGACTATTATTGAAACTGAACAAGGTCTTAATTACATACTATCCGAACCAATGTCTAATCCACCTAAAGTATGGGATGCATATGAAATTGTAAGCACATACGATTCATCTCCAGACATGACACTAGGCCAACTATCTCGTAGGTCTGGTTGGTCAGTTGGAGACCTGTTGAAACTCTTAACAAGTAGTGTAGGAATAGGCGTTGAGCCTTATGAAGGAGATACCAATGACTAAGCTAACAAAAGAACAAGCTATCAAAGCAACAGTAGAGAAATATCCTCTTATGTCTGAAGTGAAAGCTAAATATTATGTTGAAGAAATCCTTGGATACAACCAATGAGTATGTGTGGAGAAATAGAGCTGGCTCAAACCAGTACTTCAATATATAAAAACCAAATAAACAGGTTACACGATACCTATGGTCATGGTGTAAGACCATCATGGGTTATCGATGAACTTGAAAACCTGTATGATAACCTAGAACGTTCTGAGGCTAGAGTCAAAGAACTAAACAAAGGAGATGAGTGATGGTAGAAATATTATTACTAACTATTAGCATGACAGTATATTTTGTATTCTGCATATGCTATGCTTATGACTGGATTCAGATTATCTCTAAGGATCCTGAAAATAACTAATAGTAATCGACCCACAGGGGGATCGATTTAAAAAGAGAGACATCCTCTCACAATCCATGTAAAGGAAAACCTATGGAAAAGCCACGTAACTATCTCGTATCAGACATTGAGCTTAATTGGGCTCGTCTGGTAACTCCACAATCACCTTTCGGTACTTCACAATACGAAGTGCAGATTGCAACAACAGAAGCTGATGTAGCCAAAGAGCTTACAGCTAACCACATTCCCATGAAAGAAAAAGATGGCAAGTGGGTAGCATCTCTTAAACGTAAAGAGTTTAAAGCTAATGGTGAGAACAATGGTAAGGTTCGTGTTGTTGATAATAACAAGCAACCAATTGACGCTGCCACCTTAGGCAATGGCTCTCGTGGTAACATCATCTTGTTTCAGTTCCCATACGATAAAGCTGGACGCCAAGGTATCATGAGCTCACTTACTGCCATACAAGTGACTGAGCTTGTGGAATACAACGGTTCTAACTCTATCGACTTTGATATTGTTGGCGATGTAGCACCAACTGTTGCTGGTGTTAAAGACGAAGACCTAGAGGCAATGTTCTAAACACCTCAACTACTTGTGCTAAGCATCACATAAAACTGCTAAACTTAAAACATAGTCATGAAAGGCTAACACAATGACAACAGTAAACCCAATCGGTCGTAACAACTTGCAATTTCGTCGTGTAACAAAACGTTACGGTAAGCCAATCGGTTCATTCTCAGGTCACCAAGGTTACTTATCTGTAGCTCGTGATGTAGAAACAGGTCAATTTGTATCTCGTTCTAAACTTTCAGCATCCACAGTAGATCGCATTCGTAATGTTATCAAACTACGTGGATTCAACTGATATAATATCAATGTGAATCCGACCACTGGGGTCGGATTTAAAAAGCGTAATGAGCTCAGCATCTCAATAAACTGCTGATTTAATATAGTGAGTAGACAGTCCATATACATTGAAAAGAATGTTGTGGAAAGTTCCGTGGTAGAATTAGTATTATCGTCCAGTCGTTTGAAAAACCGAAGGGTACCACACGATATACTTTGTCTACTCTCTTTATTAAATTCCTCCTGCTAGGAGTGTGAGATACGTAAGGTATCAGCACAATGCAGCCAAGAAGATGTGCTGAGTAACACTTAAAAATGCTCACATAATTCTAATACAACACACCTCCCGTGTTGTCTGTTCCAACTGTTGAGTGTGGGTTCTTTAATCCTTTCAAGCTCAAACTCCAGTTGGGACAACTAATACAGGTGACTCCGATCCGAACTCCTTGCTGAAGTTCTCGTTGAAGTCCCTGTACCCCTGGCTGTTGAGATCCCGTAGTTCTTCTACGTTGTGGTCTCCAGTCAGGGTTCATAATTTTTAAATAGAATCCCTTACGGGATACTGTTTTTAATCGGAGTCTCAAAAACCAAAAGGTTTTCAAGATTCCTCAGAGAGATCATAAAGATCTCTATAGGATTCTCAAAGAATCCTACGTGACCCCAAGGGGTCACTCTGATTTTTGGAGGGTCCGACAAGGCACAATCCAACAAGGGGCGTTTAAAAATATCAATTTTATTTGGAGTATGGATAGTTGGCTACATTGCAATTGCAACAACTAGGAAGAGAACTTAACGTAAGGAGAATTGAAAGAACATGGATAAATCAAATGTCTTCTGGACAGCAGAAGGAGAAGTAGTTATAGAGATTGCAGAACTAGCTCTCATCTTAGCGCGTGGAGAAGCAGAAACACTCTTTACAGATTTAGGTCATACCCTTAGAGACATGCACGATTGCATGGATACAAACTCAGAGGATCTGGGTGAAGAAGAAAATGTCTAAAGTCATACAATTCAAACCTAAAACTAAAGAAGATGACTTTAAAAGAATAGATGAACTGTTCAATGTTACAATGTGGATAGGCACAGGTGATCAATACGAACTTGATATGATGAGTAATGAAGACTATACTGATTATGATATCTTCGTAGCTCTAGAATGCCTATACGCTAAATTCGGAATTGAACATGGATTTATATCAGACGAGGAATTAACCTAAAGAAAGTGAAAACTATGACTAAACCCGCAGTACATATATCTGTCATGACAGGTAAACTTCAAGGTCTAAAAGCAATCAGTACTAACACCAAGACTAATACATATTGCATAGATCAACACAAGAAAGCCATAGACAATAAGACAGATAATATCTGCGGGGACTGCTACAGCCACAAGATGCTGGATGGGTTCCGTAAAAACATGGCACCTGCACTACAGCGTAACAGTGATCTACTGTCATCAAGACCACTAGAACCACATGAAATACCAAGGATTATAGATAGCATCTTCAGATTCAATGCACATGGTGAGTTGATAAACATGCAACACCTAGACAACCTGATGCGTATTGTTATTGACAATCCTTGGTGTCGCTTCGCTCTATGGACTAAACGCACAGATTTCATATTTCGTTGGATGAAAGAACATGGTAAGCCTAAAAACCTTAACCTTATCTACAGCAACCCAAAGAAAAGCATGATCATGTCAAAGCCCCCAAAGTACTTTGATAAAACATTCAACAACGTATTAACAACTGAGTTCACAGAACGACAGAACTGCACTGGTCAAAAGTGTCAAGACTGTCGTTTATGCTATGAAATCAACGATGTAGATACCATTGTAGAAAAAGTAAAGAAATACTAATAGGGGATAAAGTAAATGGATGATCTACACGCACACGATCCTGGATCTTGGATAGAATGTATTTGGGATGCACTCAGTGGATACCGCGAAGATTGCATACCAGAAAGCGATTCAACCTACAATGAAGAGTGGGATGATATATGCACAGCTATGGCTTGGATCACTGAAGAGTTTAACCTAGATTACAACTCAAATGGCGAATTAGTTCTACAAAAAGGAGACACCTAACATGTCACTGTACATGAATCAATATCAAACTATGGCTAGAAAAACTGCAATCTTCCCAGAAGAAGAAGCAATTCCCTATTTGGCATTGGGTCTATGTGGAGAAGCTGGAGAAGTTGCAAATAAAATAAAGAAATGCATACGTGATGGTGCATCTTATGATGGTATTGCAGCAGAACTAGGTGATGTTCTATGGTATCTCGCAGTACTCTCACACTACCTGGGGAAAGACCTTGACAACATCGCGGCAAGTAACCTGCTAAAGCTGCACATCCGTGCATCTAAGGGTACTCTCAGTGGCTCTGGTGATGATCGATGATGTTACTTTCATTTGCAGCCTGCGTATTAATAGTAATAGTAGCTGCTAATCAAAAATAAAGGAAAACACATGACTATCCACGAAGAAAATACTCTCCATTTAATGCAGTTTACAATACTTGAACTAAAAGTCTTAAGAGATGCTTTAATAAGCGATATAGAATTCTCTGAGTCTGATTCTTCAGACTATACCTGTGTAGAAACAATGAAATATTATGCTAATAGGGCTGCAGCCTTAGAGAAAATTACAGATGAATTCCCAGAATGGTCAGCATAAAATGAAAAAACGTATAGTCCTGAGCCTATATGACTTTACAGGCGAAGCACTAAAGCCGTGGGCAAAAGCGGGGTACACTTGCTACGCATTTGACATACAGCACGAGGGCTGGAAGATTGACGGTTTTGGCAAAGAGTGTGGCGGCTCTATCCATTATCGCAAGGCTGATCTGCATGATCAAGCTACACTAAACTCCATACAATCAGAGTTTGGTGACAAGCCTGTGGTGTTTGGTATGGCCTTCCCTGTCTGTACTGACATGGCTGTGTCAGGTGCGGCACACTTCAAGCGCAAGGCGCAGGTCAACCCCTTCTTTCAAGCTGATGCTGTAGGACATGTAACAGCTGTCTCACGTATGTTCAACGGCATGGCTATACCTTACTTCATTGAGAACCCTATCAGTGTTCTGGCAACAATGTGGAGAAAGCCAGACCACTATTTCCATCCCTATGAATACGGTGGGTACATACCTGACGATGAGGCAGAGCATCCACGTTGGCCTGAGTACATTGCACCTTACGATGCTTACCCTAAAAAGACATGCCTCTGGACAGGTGGTGGGTTCTCTATGCCAACTAAATCAGAAGTCGTGTTTAACAAAGGACACAGTAAACAACACCTCAAACTAGGAGGTAAATCACAAAGAACCAAAGACATACGCAGTGCAACTCCAAGAGGTTTTGCCAGAGCTGTGTTCGAAGAAAACGCATATTCTTTCAGGTTCTCACATCTTTAAAAGGATAATTCTAATGAAACGAGAATTTCGCACAGCATTCAACAAGCTTCGTAAGATCGGAGTCCCTGTGTATGATCATGGTGAAGATGACTTTATAATCTCCGCAGAAGAAAACTATGAAACCACATGGGCTGACTACTACCGTGAAAACAATGTAGCACTAGATGACTTTGGTGTTAACCACAAGATCAATGATATCCTTCATGATCATGGTCTCTTTGCAGAATGGGAAAACGGTGGTGTACTTGGGGTAAGTAAAAAGTAATGGATAAATGTATAAAAACACGTAAAGTCCAACTAAAGGTAACACGAACAGAAACATGGTTTCCTGTATATGAAGTGCCAGCCGAGATGAATGACTTTGAAGCAGAGACTCACGTAAACGCAGAGGCCCCTGATGAAGTCTTTGACGAATACAATCATACATACACACTTGACACGGAAACTTATTGTGAAGTACTAGAACACTTTTTACAATAACAACATAAGGATATAACACATGACCTTTTTATCAGCAGCAATAGTAGTCCCAATATTAGTACTCTTCATGGGAACTGCTTTAACAGAAGTGAGTACTAAAATAGACGACCTTATTAGTCCTGAAATAACTCAAATATCTGAATAGTAATGTAATGCCATTCACAATCGAAGAAAAACCTTGGACGACTGAGATAGTTATTATGGATGATTCAGGAGATGATCTTGACTTGGTAATGGTCATAGAAAACGCTGGAGAATATGAAGGCTATGTATCTATAAAACAATTCCATCAAGAAGTTGAGGGATATGATGTAGTAACTATGTCACCCAAGATGTTCAAAGACCTTATAAAATCTTTTGACTCTTCAGAGGGATTCCACGGACTACTATGGAAATAAAAAAAGAACCCAGAGACTCTCACAGAGAATCTTTGGGTTCTTATAATTTTTTAGATAACCGACAAAGCGCACTAACTTGTTTTTTTGGTAAACCGACAAGGCGCACAGGCATTTTCTTTCAGGTTCTAGCAGAACCTCACACTATTCGCAGTGCTCGTATCTTACTGTCGAGTTCTTCATCAGATAAACTCTCAGCACCTATCTCCTCAATCTGGAGTTCCCTGCGCTGTAGTTTGGGTTGCTCATACTCTGCAACTTTTGCTGCGAGATCACTAGCTGTATCAAAATCTTCTTTGTCCAAAGCCTTGAACATGAGGATCTTCAAGACATCAAGAGAGTTCATGTCAATGTGGTCTAGTACATCTTCCTTGTACTGACGCCAATCTTTCATACTCATCTTCAAAGCTTCTCTAGCATCTCTAGATGCCTTACGAGAAGCTGCTGATTTTAATTGCATCTCACGAGCATTGTCTTTGGTGAATGAAGGTGCTAAATTCTTAAGGCTGTTTGGATGAACCTCTCTAGTCATAGTAATTACCTCTTATAATACTTTATGAATCCGACCACGGGGGTCGGATTTTAAAAGAGAAATAACTCTCTTCTCTATAAGGAACTTAGAAAACCTATGTCAATACAGATAACCCTACTGCTTATGGTTAGCTTAAACACACTAATAAATTGTTTTCGATTATATAAAGAAACTAAAAAAGAAAGGGCATAAAATGTCAGACATTGTTAACAAACCTTCACACTACACGCGGTGGAAGATAGAACCTATTACATTCATCATGGAGAATGACTTACCATTCCATGTGGGTAACATCATTAAGTATGTTATGAGGGCTGGTCACAAGATCTATGAGGGTGAAGACGCCATTGGGTCAGAGATAACAGACCTACGTAAAGTCATCCGGTACTCAGAGATGCGTATCGAACAACTTGATAAAAATATGAAAGAGTACATCTAATGGGTAAGTTTAAAGAAATATCAACAGAGATCGATGAGATTGTAAGGCTAGTGTATATGTTAGGGGACTTCACTACCCCAAAAGAATTTTCAGAAATTGTGTATGCAAAGTGTTTAGACGCTGATATAAGCAGCCGTTACATGGATTACACTGATAAGAGAATAGGAGAAGTTATTTATGGGCTTAATTAAAGACATAGCAGAAAACCTACGTAGACGCCGTAATATGAATGCTACAATCAAACGGTTGCATGAACTAAATGATCTGGAGTTACGTGACGTTGGTATCCATCGTAGTCAAATAGATGAAGTAGCACGTAGTGTTATTGATTTTCACAGGACTGTGCGTAATATTACTGAACAAGAAAATAATAAAAATAAGGAATGACTTATGGTTTTTGCACTAATATGGTTTACTGTGGTACCTGAGATAGGTGTAAGTTATCACCACCTAGGTACTTTCAATAACGAAACGATGTGTATGGCTGAGTTAAGATTAGCTGCAGTTATGGTGAATGATGCTAAAGAAACAATAGAATGTATTGGAATTAAATTAGATGATTAAGGCAACACTGATAGACCACATGGGGACTGACCTAACTGTAGTTAATGCAGCGCGTGTTAGCTTCAACAAGACAAGTAACTGGGAGCTTACTGATTGGCGTGACAGTGAGGACTATGCCAGAAAAGAAGTGCTGAGTAAGGGTGACACCAAGCTAGTCAACTACTTAGCCAAGCATAAACATACCTCACCCTTTGGTCATTGCTTTGCATCCTTCCACATCAAGGCTCCCATCTTTGTAGCACGACAACTAGTCAAGCATAAGTTCTTACGTTGGAATGAGATCAGTCGTAGGTATGTCAACAATACCCCTGAGTTCTATGAGCCTGATAAATGGCGTGGTAAGTCTGCTGATAAGAAACAAGGCAGTGACCCAGCATTAGAAGTACAAGATGTACACATTGCTACAACACAACGTATTGTTTCTATGTTATACGAAAGTATGTTAGGTAGAGGGGTTTGTGAGGAGCAGGCAAGAATGGTGTTGCCACAAAACACCATGACTGAGTGGTACTGGTCAGGTAGCCTTGATGCTTTTGCTGATATGTGTAACCTACGTTGCAAGTCTGACACACAGGAAGAGACACGACAGGTAGCATGGCAAATTGACAAGATCATGGTTGACTTATTCCCTGTATCATGGGTGGCATTGTTAGGAGATGAGTGATGATGCATGGCCTTTAGAGGCAGACTTCACTGACAGGTTACTAAAAACAACTGCAAGCTCACCCTGTATTAAGGAGTGCCGTATAGGAGAAGATCATTGTCTGAGTTGTGGTAGGTCTATTCAAGACATACAAGCTTGGCGTGACTATCCTGAAGATAAACGCATAGCTATTATGAAATCCTTGGAGGATAAATAACATGTACGAGGTGTATAGCATATCTAACTGTCCATTCTGTGACAAAGCTAAAGACTTACTACGAGAAACCGAAGAGGGTTTCACTGAATATGCTATTGATATACAACAATCCCTAGGTGAATCAATCATGAAGAGATCCATGATGAACACTGTACCTATTATCTACCACAATGATATGTTTGTTGGTGGATATAATGATCTTAAAATGTACTTAAACAAATAAAGAAAGGACGCAACATGCGTTTATGTTATGATATAGAATGTAATGGTCTTACTCCGGATACTATCTGGATGATTGTTGCACAGAACTTAGACACCAATCAGATCTATAAGTTCT